GCAAGTGCAGTAGTAGCCGATATGGCAATACTTGCAACCACAGACATTGTGGCTGATATGGCAATTTTAGGTACAAATGATGTAGTGGCTGATATGGCAATCCTTGCAACTTCAGATGTTGTAACAGATATGAATGTATTAGGTACTGCAGATGTAGTTAATGACATGAATGTTTTAGGAAGTTCAGCAACAGTAACTGCAATGAATTTACTAGGTACTTCAGCAGTAGTAACTGATATGGGTATTTTAGCAACTACAGATATAGTAGCTGACATGGCTATACTAGCTACAACAGATATTGTAGCAGACATGGCTTTATTAGGTACTTCAGCAAATGTAAGTGCAATGGATTTAATAGGAACTTCAACTGTTATAGCAAATATAGCTACAGTTGCAGCTAATGTTGCAGGTGTAAATAGTTTTGCAGCAAGATATAGAGTAGGCTCAAGTGATCCATCATCTGATCTTGATGAAGGAGATTTATTCTACAATAGCACTTCTAATGTTCTTAAATTTTACAATGGTTCTGCATGGGTAGCAATTTCAGCAGATACTGATGCTTTAGTAAAAGTGTCTAGCAACGATACAACTGCTGGATTTTTAAATGGTAAATTAGTAGCTGGAGAAGCTATTACTTTTGTGGAAAATAACAATGGTGGAAACGAAACATTAACAATAAATGCTACAGACCCAACAGCACTTGCAATCGCTTTAGGATAGTATAAAAGAAAAATAGGAGATTAAAAATTAAATGGCAAACACTTTTAAAACAGTAACATTCGCAGCAGAACCCGCTTCAGCAGGTACTCCGTATGTCATGTATACCACAGCAGGAAGTACAACTACAGTTGTATTAGGATTGGTATTAGCTAACATTCACACAACTGCTATAACAGCAGACGTTCAACTTGTTAGTACAACATCAAATAGAGGTGGTGCAAATAATGTTGCCAATGGAACATCACAATTAGTAAAAGACGTAACTATTCCAACTGGAAGTTCATTAGAAATTCTAACAGGTTCTAAAGTTGTTTTAGAAACTGGAGATAAAATTCAAATAGATTGTTCAGTAGCTGATAAATTATCTGGTACACTTTCAATAATGGAAATTACATAGGAGTTTTAATTGTCTTATATAGGTTCTAAACCAGCAAACAAACCAGTTGTAGCAAGTGATCTTGATCCAACAGTTATTACTGGTCAAACAGCTTTAGCAACTTCTCCAGCAAGTACAGATGAATTTTTAATTAGTGATGCTGGTGTATTAAAAAGACTAGATGCTAGTTTAATTGGTAGTCAAGATTATGTAAAATTAGCTTCTGGTTCTTTTAGTTCAAACAGTTTATCTTTTGATGGTTATTTTACTTCAGCTTATTCTCATTATAAAATAATTTTAACTGATGTTGTTCCATCAACAAATAATGGAAACGTATCTATGAGATATAGAATATCAGATTCAGATGTAACTACTTCAGATTATCAAAATGTTGGACAACATGGTGGAATACAAATAGGTGTAACATCAACAAATGGAACATCTAATCAAACAAATACAGACCAATTTAAACTACAACAAGGTTTTGCTGTATCTAATGCAAGTAATTTGTGTATGAACGCAGAATTAACAATTTTTAATCCACTAAACACATCTTTATATAAACATTATCATTATACAAGTTCTCAACATTATAGTTCAGCAACTGGATATTGGGTAACTTCAACTGGTGGTGGTTATTATGATGCTAACACAACTGCTTTAAGTGGATTTTCAATTATTGCAAGTACAGGAAATATTACATCAGGCAACTGTTATTTATATGGAGTGAAAGCATAATGAAAAAAATAATTATAAGACCAACTGGTATAGAAGAATTAGATTTAACTGCTGAAGAAATTGCACAAAAAGAAAAAGATGAAGCAAATGCTACAATTGAACTGCAAGAACTAAAACAAGCACTAACAAACGAAGCTAATAATAAAGCATCAGGAAAAGCTAAATTAAAAGAACTTGGATTAACAGACGCACAAATAGATGCGTTATTAGGAGTATAAATGGCATATATAGGCAGAGAACCACAGATAGGAAACTTCCAAGTTTGTGATGCAATATCAGTTGTGAATAACCAAGCAGCATACACTATGCAAGTAGGTGGAGTTAATGTATCTCCAGAAACTGCTAATCATATGCTAGTTAGTTTGAATGGTATTTTACAAGCACCAACAACTTCATACACAGTTAGTGGTTCTACAATTACCTTTGCTTCAAATTTAGTTACTGGAGATGTAATAAATTTTATTCAGATACTAGGTTCAGTTTTAGATTTAGGAGTACCATCTGACAGTACAGTTTCACTTGCTAAACTAACAGCAACTGGAACTAAAAACTCTACAACTTTTTTAAGAGGAGATAATACTTTTGCTGCTGCTGGTGGAATAGTACAAGTAAAAAGTGCTAGACAAACTGCAAGTGAAAGTTGGACAGCAGAAAATGTAATGGTTGGACCAACAGCAACTATAACACCAACAAGTGCATCAAATAAAATTTTAATAATGACACAAGGAATGACTTCTTTTTCAAGTACAACTGTTACAGGAACAATGGGTTTAAGATATGCAACTGGTACATCAGTAGCTAACACAGACACATTAGTTGGTGGTGGAGATGCTGCTGGTTCTAGGTCAAGAGGTATTGCTTGGTCTGGTCAAATTAGTGCAAATTGGCAAGGTATTAATGTTAGTTACCACATACTTCATGCACCAGCTACAACCTCTGAAATTTCATATCGTCTTTGTCATTTAGGTAATGATAGTTTAGCAACAGGTTATCTAGGTCGTACTGGTAGAGATACTGACAATAATGACCACCCAAGAGTTGATACAAACATAACCTTAATGGAAATTAGTTCAGGAGTATTATAATTATGAAACATGAAGCAATATATAATCTTTATTCTACAGTTAAAAAAATTATTGAAGATAAAAATGGAAATTTAACAGCATATGATGCTAACGAAAATGAAGTTAGTATTGATATTATTAATGTAAATATAAAAGCAGAAGAATTAGAATTAGCTGAACAAGCAAAAGAAGCAAACGCAATTACTAAAAAAGCATCTGGCAAACAAAAGTTACTAGACTTAGGATTATCCGAAGAAGAAGTTAAAGCACTAATAGGAGTTTAATCAATGGCTATTAACCTTGCCAATAATAACTCACTTGCAAATATAACTGCATTACCATCTAGTGTTAGTGGTGGTGCTATGACTTTATTAGCTACACAAACTGCATCTGGTTCAGCTAACTTATCTTTTACATCTGACATAGATGATACTTATGACAGCTATGTATTTAAATGTATTAATATCCACCCAGCTACAGATGGTGCAAAATTTCAAGTAAACTTTAGAGATGGTGATACAGCTTATGATGCTGTTAAAACTTCAACAGCTTTTAGTGCATATCATACTGAATCTGCAAGTAGTGGTTTTGCTTATTTAACAGGATATGATTTAGCACAATCAACTGGAGTACAACAAATAGATCAAAACTCAGGAAATGATAATGACCAAAATTTTTGTGCAGAATTAAAACTTTTTTCTCCATCATCAACAACTTTTGTTAAACATTATATGGTAAGATCAGTTGCAAATGCGGCAAGTGATGCTGAAACTGATATGTATGTAGCTGGTTATTGTAATACAACAACTGCTATTGATGGAGTACAATTTTCATTTTCATCTGGCAATATAGATAGTGGAGTAATAAAATTATATGGCATTAGTTAAATACAACAACAATAGTATTTCAGATATTACTACTGCTGGTCAAGTAGCAACAGGAAGTTTAGTACCAATTAAAACTTTAACTGCTAGTAGTTCAGCAACCTTGTCATTCGTACATGGAACTGATGGAGTAGTCTTGGATAGCACATATCCTATTTATAAGTTTGAGTTTATTAATATTCACCCAGCAAGTGGAGATATAGATTTTCAATTTAACATGAGTGCAGATAATGGTAGTAATTATAATGTTACTAAAACAACTACAGTTTTTAGAGCCTATCATAGAGAAAATGATGCTGGTAATTCTTTAAATTATGTTACAGGTAGTGATTTAGCACAATCAACTGCATTTCAAACATTAGCTGTAACTGTAGATAACGATGCAGACAGTTCATGTGTTGGAAGTTTAACTTTATTTAATCCTAGCAGTTCAGTTTTTGTTAAGCATTTTATAAGTAGAATGCAAGAAGTGGCTTATCAAACTACAACTCAAGAATTTTATATAGCTGGTTATGGAAACACCACTAGTGCAGTAGACGCAATCAGATTTCAGATGGCATCTGGCAACATAGATTCTGGTAAAATTAAACTCTACGGAATAAAGGATAGTTAATGTCTATAGTAAAATTAAATAACAAAGCAGTATCTAACGCAACAGCTTTTGGTAGCATTAGTTCTTTAGGTAGCATGACGTTTATTAAAAAGCTAACAGCTAGTTCATCTGCTACTTTATCTTTTGTTGATGGTACTGATGGTGTGGTGCTAGATGATACTTATAAGGAATATATGTTTACATTTAAAAATATTCACCCAGCTACTGATAGCACAGCTTTTCAATTTCAAGGAAATGCTGCTGGTGGTAGTGGATATAATGAAACTATAACTTCTACTTTTTTTAGAGCTTATCATGGAGAAGGTGGTGCAGGTGGAGTTTTGGGTTATTTAACAGGTAATGACCAAGCAAATGGAACAGCTTTTCAAGATTTAACTGAACAATTAATTGGTAATGATAATGACCAATGTATGTCAGGTTGGTTAAAACTTTATAACCCAAGCTCAACTACGTTTGTTAAACATTTTATAGCATCTTCAAGTCAAATTCATGCTGCAGATTACAATGTTCAAGCTCATGTAGCAGGATATTTTAATACCACAAGTGCGATTGACGAAATACAATTTAAATTACATTCTGGCAACATAGATGCTGGAGATATTTGCCTTTATGGTATTGCTTAACAATTAACAATGGAGTATAAATAATTATGGCTAGACATCACAATATAAATGGGAACATAGTTCCTTTCACAGCAGCAGAAGAAGCAGCTAGAGATGCAGAAGAAGCACAAGCTGTAATAGATTCGGCTGCTCAAGAAACAGCTAAAGAAGCTAAAGAAGCTAGAATAGCATCTGCTAAAACTAAACTACAAAACTTAGGTCTAACAGTAGACGAAGTTAAAGACGCATTTAATCTATAATTTTATCATGGCTTCTAAAAAAAGAATAAACTCTAATTTAGAAGATCATAATGGAATAAGACTATCTTCACATGAAAAGATTTGTTCTGAAAGAATGTCACAGTTAGTTAAATCAATAGATGAAATGAAAAAAGAAATAAAAGAATTAAGAAGCGATATGTCTAAAGGCAAAGGTGCTATCAATCTTTTAATTATTATTGGTGGTGTTGTTGGTGCTTTAGTTGGTTTCT